ATAATCCATATGGGTTTGAAACATTGGCATTGCGAGGATACCAGGATCCACCAGAGCTTGTAGCATTTGCAGCCCAGTACTTGGATCACAATAAAATGTTTGTTTCAGATCTCAGCAACAAGTTCGATGACTTTTATGCAGCAATGGGTTGGGGTTCATTGCCAGAAAATAATAACGCAAAGAAATTCTTTAGTTTTGGATAATTTTTTTTGTTTATATTTATATTAAACTTACAAGAATTTCATAATGAAAAAACTAGAAAATATACTTGCAGAAAATATGCGCCGTTTTGGTACTAAAAATTTGAATGAAGATGGCGATCAAAACAATAACGGATACCCAGATACGTCTGAACTACCTTCAGATTGGAAACGATCAGCTGAAGAACTTATGAACGTTGGGGAAGACGGGTATGACGGTTACACTTTTGATGATGTTATTGAGGATATCTATCGCGCTATAGGTTATGGTGTTGAAGATGAAGATAAACTTATAGATTGGGTTCGAAAACATGACGTTAATGGAGAATATAAGTATATATACGAAGATTAATTTTTAACATGGAGTGCTAGCAGCAATGTTAGCACTTTTTTACTGCACAACCGGTTGGATTACATGATAAATTTATCTATATTAAATAAAAAAGTTATATGTACGGCAAAAAACAATGGCGCGGCAGAGAAGTAGAAGGTCGCTATTCTGATATCATGACATTCTTTGTCAGAGAGTTAGTTAATAACAAATTAGAAGTAGAATCTTATAAGGACTATCCACATTATTATTTTACTATCGAATACATGAAGCAAATTCATAGTAACGGTCAGTATATGTCAATTATACGTCATATCTTAGACACAACCAATTGTGTAGTAACAATTGAAGCCAATACAGACACTTTAAAGCATCTTCCTGTGGATCTTGTTAACCGATGCCACATTATCTATCGCATACAAGATGATGCAGTACAACTGCTAAAAGACACCGATACATTGAGTATTGATGCTGGTTGGTATCGCGTGCATCAGATTACTAAGTGCAACATGATGGAAATCAATCCAGACAACTATAAATTCGACGAGGAACTATGAAAGTAGGAGTAATTGCAGGTAACTTTGATGTTATACATCCAGGTTATATTAAAATGTTTACAGAATGCAAAGCAAACTGTGATCAATTTATTGTGTTGCTCCACGAAGATCCTAGTCTAGAGCGATCACATAAATTAAAGCCAATCCTATCGTTAGATGAACGCAGAGAATTGTTGTATTCATTGAAAATGATTGATGATGTTATAACATATACCCATGAAGCTTCACTGTATGCATTCCTAGCAGGTTTTCAGCCAAATATTCGATTCCTGGGAGATGATTATAAAGGAAAACCTTTTACCGGAGATGATTTGCCAATTGCAATTCATTATATAAACAGAGACCATGGTTGGTCCACAACTAAATTTAAAAAGTTAATAGCAGATGAAGTACAGCGTAGTAGTAACATTTAGTATTGAAGGATTTCATTGTTGGCCAGATGCCAAAGATGTATTTCCTAAAGTAGCATTCTTATCGGATAGACATCGTCATATGTTTGGATTCCGTTGTTATGCAAAAGTAACGCATACGGATCGGGATGAAGAATTTATTCTGCTAAATCGTAACATACAAAAAGTATTACGAGTAATGTTCTCTGGGCCAGAAACAAATGTATTAGAATTTGGATCAATGAGCTGTGAAGCAATTGGCGAATGGTTATTAGAACAATTTCCAGCATTACACAAAGTAGAAGTTTGGGAAGATTGGGAAAATGGAGCAATTATAAAAAGATGAGAAACGTATTTTATTTTGGGTTGGAACCACTTAAAGCTAGATATACATATCAGCTATCGAAAGAATGGATGCCCGCAACCTTTGCACCTTATGAAGAGTCTGGCGAATTGAAGTTTGTCGACGTCCCAGGAGAGTTTGATCCAGACCAGCAAATTAAAGTTGGAGCTGTGTTAGATGCAGTTGGGCGAGGTAAATTCGCTATGAGTCAGTGTAGCAATTTCTTGGATATGATCAATACCGATCAGGTTAAAGATGGCGATGTAATCTTCCTGCAAGATTATTGGACTCCAGGAATGGATGCAATTTGGTATGCATTGGATTTGTATGGTATTCAAGTTAAAGTTTATGCAATGCTACATGCACAAAGTGTTGATGAGTATGATTTTACTTGGCCAATGCGCAGTTGGATGCGTCATTATGAATTAGGCTTAGATGAACGAATGACCGCAATATTTGTTGGATCAACAATTCACAGAGATCAATTACGCGAAGCAGGATTTAAAGCACCAATCCATGTAGTATCATTGCCATTGCATTTGCAAATGACACTTGACAAGTTGCCTGCATTTGATTGGTTTGCCCCGCGCGAAAACAAAGTTGTGTATTCAAGTCGCCTAGACAAAGAAAAGAATCCGTTCTTTATGCTGGAAGTAGCAAAACGGTTCTTAGCCCGTAACAAGGATTATGTTTGGAACGTAACCACATCAGGCAAATCATTCAAGTCAATGCTACCTGGTGTTATTGACGCAATGGAAGCATTAGCAGCCGAGCAACCTAGATTTCAACTGCTAAGCAATCTTACCAAAGAAGAGTATTATCAGGAATTAGCAACCGCTAAATTGCAATTCAATAGTTCATTGCAAGATTATGTGTCTTGGACCGTATTAGAATCCACAGCATTTGGTTGTGATGTAGTATTTCCAAATTTCAGATCATTTCCAGAGTTTATTCCAGCTAATCGTTTATATCGACCATTTGATTTTGATGATGCAATTGATACATTGGAAAGAGTATGTGTTGGATGGGGGCGGACATATAACTTTGCAAAGATATCAGATATTGGGCGGCAAATGGAAGCATATATTATTGCAAATGATATCACACAAGAAATTAACGTTTGGCACGAAGCAGAATATTGTGCCCATTTATTAAAAGGAAAGAACAATGAGTAAAAAGTTTATATACTATCCGTCTCTGTCAGCAGGATCTATGGTATCTGCATTCAAGAAGGATACTAAATTCTCAGACGGTACAACTATGAGATTCTTCGCAAAGGAATATCCAGAAGAATGGAGACACCCATATTTCCTAATCACAGCAGGGCATCATTACAAGAAAATGGATTTCCGGCAGCAGATTGGATTAGATGATAATGTGTTGGTATTTGGAGATTCCGGAGGATTCCAGATCGCGACAGGTGCATTGAAATGGGACACTACTATTCGCGAAAAGATATTCCATTGGTTGGAAGCAAACAGCGATGTAGCAGCAAACCTGGATATACCACCGCGCGTTACATTTGAAAACCGATTCCAAGATTCAATGGATATTAGTTTTGACAACTTTAAATGGTTTGAAACTCGCCAAAGCGGTAAAACTAAGTTTCTCAATGTAATACAAGGAACATACAATGAAGAGTATAATACTTGGTATCACAAGTTCAAAGACTTTGCCTTTAATGGTTGGTGTATTGGTGGTCCAAAGCGTTTAGTAGATTTCATGTATGTTATTGCACTAATGCTGCAAGAACGAGAATTTGAAAAGCCCCATGTAGAGTTTATTCACCTATTAGGAATATCTAAAATATCGGATTTCTTTATTCTATCCACATTGCAGAAATTGCTGAATGACTTAACAGGCGGTCGAGTTCAATTATCCACAGATTCAAGTTCACCTGGCCAATATCCAGTATATGGAACATATCTTCATTCAACCAACTATAAAACGCAAACCTTTACGGAATTGTATTTTCCTAAGAATGCTGAATATCGCAGAAAGTCTCATGCCCGACAAGGTAAATCTACCATTGAAATTGATAAATCAAAACATGTGCCTTGCAGCATAGATTGTCCGGCTTGTAGAGATTTTACATATGAATACCTAGGGGGACAGACCCCAGAAGGCCTATGTCGCAATTCACAAGAAGGAATGCCTAGAATGGTTGTGCATAATACGCATCTGTATGTTAACATGGCAAAGGATGTTGATAAACTAGTTGATAGCCATGTAGAATTGTTGGAAACAGCTATTCCAACCGAGTTATTCAATGTGGTATTATCATTGCACGATATGTTTGCAGATCCAGACAACGCAATGAATGTATATGAAACATACAAGAAAACATACAAGAAATTTGGTGGAGATAGTATATCCACCACTGATGCACACAAATTCAACGAATTTTTTAAATTTTAAATAAAAGTTAACAAACATGGAAAAAAGCAAATTACAATCATTTATTAATCGTTATTACTTGGCAGGTAACTGCGAAGCGGTTATTCTCAAAGAAAATGCTGATGGTGTTGGATGCGACTTAATCGACCAAGATCAGACAGTAGTAGGTAAAATTCAATGGAAGACGACTCCGTTCATGAAAGGATCGTTGGGTATCAATCATACGGGTGCATTAACCAAGATGCTTAGTGCGGTAGGTGAAAACATTGATATTCAAGTGCAGGAAACAGGTGGCAAGAATTATGCAATGAAGATCACCGAAGGATCCACTAAATTGACATTCATGTTGGCTGATACCACAGTTATACCTGCAGTACCAACTATCAATGTAGAACCAGACTATCGTGTGTCAATCAATGTGAATGACGAGTTCATCACCAAGTTCATCAAAGCAAAAAATGCTTTACCTGATGCAAAAAACTTTGCAGTGCAAGTTAAAGGTGGCAAGATTATCTTTGTGATTAATTATACCACAATCAATGCCGATAATATTTCATTTGAAATGGGGGCTACTCAAGTAGATGATATGGAGCCAATCTGTTTTTCGGCGGATAAATTAAAAGAGGTATTGACTGCAAATCGAGGTGATGCTGGACAGCTTCATGTATCTCCAGATGGTCTTGCAAGAATCAATTTTGATGGAACTGATTTTACATCTGCTTATTGGTTAGTACAATTACAAAATTGATCATGATAGTACCAGTAAAAAACAAATCAACTAACGCGCTCCCGCAGTATGAAACTACGGGGGCATCGGGGCTAGATGTTTGTTGTACGGAAAATTTTGCAATAGATCCAACCGGAAGACATCTAGTACCCACCGGGTTGTTTATTGAAATTCCATATGGTTATGAAATTCAAGTAAGACCTAGAAGTGGACTAGCAATTAAACATGGAATTACAGTGTTAAATACACCAGGGACTATTGATGCTGATTATCGCGGAGAAATTTGTGTGATCTTGATAAATCATGGTCCTCGAGCGGTTGAGTTTACAGCAGGAGATCGCATAGCCCAGTTAGTGCTTTGCAAAGTAGAACGAATTGAATGGTTACCGGTTGATGCATTAACAGGAACTAAACGAGGTAACAAAGGATTTGGATCAACAGGTTTATAATATGTACGGAAACACAGAAAACACACTTTGGGTTGAATCATTTCGCCCAGACACATTAGAAGGATATATTGGGAATGAGCACATTATCGAGAAAGTTAAGATTTTTATTGCTAACGGCGATGTTCCTCACTTGTTATTTTACGGTACCGCAGGAACTGGCAAAACCACGTTGGCAAAAATCATTGCCGGGAGTGTGGATGCCGATGTCATGTATATAAATGCATCGGATGAAAACTCAGTAGATGCAGTTCGTGACAAGATTAAGCGATATGCATCAACAGTTGGATTTCGCAAATGGAAAATCATTATATTGGATGAAGCAGATTACCTGACACCAAATGCTCAAGCAGCTCTTCGCAATCTAATGGAGACATACAGCAAAACGACACGCTTTATTTTAACATGTAACTATGTTGAAAAGATTATTGATCCAATTCAATCACGTTGTCAGACATTTGCAATTACACCTCCTAGCAAAACTGATGTAGCAAAGCGATTAGTGCAAGTATTAGAGCAAAATGAGGTTACATATGATATTAAAGATGTAGCAGCAATTATTAATGCATCATACCCGGATATTCGTCGAGCAATAAATGCAGCACAGGCATCAGTGGTTAACGGCAACTTGCAACTAGATAAGGCAAGTGCTATACAAGCAAATTATATGTCTGAAATTCTAGCGGTACTGCAGGATTCAAAAGATAAGAAATCAGCATTTGCTAAGATTCGTCAAATTATTGCAGACAGCAAAGTACGAGACTTTACTCCATTGTACACTTACTTGTTTGATGCATTGGATGACTTTGCCACAGGGCATATCGGCCCATGCATTTTAATTATTGCAGAGTCTCAGTTCAAAGATGCTAGTGTTGTAGACAAAGAAATTAACATAATGGCAATGTTTGTAAATCTATTAGGAGAAATATGAGTAAACTGAATGTAAACATCGGCCCAAATGATATGCAGCCGATACAATGTAAAGAATGTGATGGATTGTATTTTCGTCAGGTAATGGCAATCAACAAAGTATCAAAATTCTTAACGGGTGGAGATAAAGACACCATGGTACCAGTACCAACATTTCGTTGTGATGATTGTGGTGCAATTCCAGAAGAGTTTCAGCCAATTAAATTGAAGAAATAATGTCAATGCCATATCACAAAGCTGATGTAACCATCGTGTTCAAAACATCAGCTCGTAGCAATGCAAAAGTAAAAATGAAAACGCTGCGTAACAAACCCATCGATGATGTGTTGGAGCGTAAGATACCAGGTATTCCAGATAACGCAGTTATTTTAGAAATTGGTATGGGTGAATTATTCGAACAAAAATACAAACAAAAATACAAACTATGACAGACAAAAAGGGTGCAACAATTTTTGATTTCGTTGACGGCGTAACAAGCAAAAAGAAAGAATGGTCCAAATACTCAGATCTGGATCAGTCCAAATTTTCACCATATATCGTGAACAGATGGCTTTCGATGCGACAGGACCTAGTAGAAATTATCAATGAGTTACAAACATATACGATTGGCCTATTAAAGCCCCGCGAAACCTATAAGTTATATCACGCCCTGTTGCCAGCAAACAAATCGTTTGCCAAATATGTTAAAGGCAAGAAAGACGACAAGTTTACCGACAAACTAATCGCTCAAATTGCAGAACATTATCAAGTCAGTAAAACTGAGGCAACTGACTACGCCGAACTAATGAATCAGGATAGTTGCGCCCGACTGTTATCGTTGTATGGATACACTGAAGCTGAAATTAAAACAATGTGTAAAGGAGTTAGAAAATGAGTGTGAATACTCAAAAACATTATCAAGGGCCTTATTCGTTATATAAGTTTGCTGAGGATTTTAAACTTAATTCATATGAGTTCGATATCATCAAGCGCATTGTGCGTTGTCGTCATAAAGGTACCTTCCAACAAGACCTAGAAAAGACCAAAGACCTAATTGATATTTATTTGAAAGAAAAGTTGTCTAGTTATTCGGATATTACAAAATAGTATTTTTTTTTTGCTTATATTTATATTAAAATTAGGAAATACGGATGAAAAATCTTAAAGATCTTTTAGCAGAAAATATGCATCGATTTGGTACTAAAAACCTGAATGAAGATGGCGATCAAAACAACAACGGATATCCGGATAATACAGAATCCTCTGAAATTTCTAGAATTCAAAAAGACTGGATTGGCGCGACAACTAAAATGTCAAATTTAGCAATGCAACTAAAGAATCGAGAATATTCAAATCCGGCATCGTGGAAAAATCTATATAATTCACTAGTAATTGCAGTTAAACAAAAAAATGAATTAGAAAAAGAACTGTTAACAGTTATAGCTGCTGGCGATGCTGATATGTATTTTAAGTTAACTAGAATGCCACTCGATCCAAGTTTGTAAATAAACTAATTAGAAATAGATTAATATAAAGTGTAAAGTGCAATTTAACGGTTGCACTTTTTTACTGTTTGGTTGTTTTCTAACAAAATTTTTCATATATTATATGTATGAAAACCGGAAACTATATCAATCCTATTTATAAGTTATCTTTGCGAGATGCTGACACGGTACCTCGCAAAATTTCTTATTCTCAATGGTCCATGTTTGAACGATGTCCTCGACAATGGAAACTAGCGTATATTGATGGACTAGCACCATTTCAGTCAAGCATAGATACTTGCTTTGGTACAGCATTCCATGAAACTCTGCAATACTACTTGACAGTGTTGTATACCGATTCGGTTAAGCAGGCAGACGCATTAGATCTTCGCAACATCCTAACAAACAAGCTCCGAGAAGAATATACTCGCAATGTAGAAGCTAGCAATGGCGAACATTTTTCAAATCCGCTGCAGATGGCAGAATATTTGGAAGATGGTGTTGCTATTCTAGATTGGTTCACAAAACGACGCAAACAATACTTTTCCACAAAGGATTGGGAATTGGTAGGCATTGAAATTGAATTGTGTACCCAAGCATCCACTAAGAATCCTTCGGTATACTGGTATGGGTTTATTGATGTAGTATTGCGTCATGCACCAACCAATAAAATTTATATCATGGACATCAAAACGAGCCGTGCTGGTTGGAACAAATATCAAAAATCAGACAGCATCAAGGCAGCACAGCTTATTGCATATAAAAACTATTTTTCAGCCCAGTTCGGTACTCCTATCGAAAATATTGATGTTGAGTTTTTCATAGTTAAGCGCAAAATGGTTGAAGAGTCCATGTTTCCACAAAAACGTATTCAACAATTCAAACCAGCATCTGGAATTGTTACTCAACGCAAAGTGCAGCGTCAAATTGATGAATTTGTAACTTCATGTTTTGATGCAGAAGGCAATAAAAATGAAACGCGCACATATCTCGCAATATCTGGCAAAGGTGATAAAAATTGCAAGTATTGTCCTTTCAAAACAGATTCAGTAAATTGTCCCCGCGAAGCTAGGATTCGAGAATAATATTACATATAATAAGATATGATCCGATACGAACACGCACATACATATGTATATCAGTTTGAATTGCAAAAGCACAAGTCACATAGTTATGGATTTCAGAAATGTGAATACATATTGCTAACAAATACCACAGACCCAAATTGCAAAGCAAACAGACAATTATTAGAATCCATGCTTCGAACTGTGTATGGTCATATGCCAAAAGGCGTTAAATTTTCATATGAAAAGGTAAAATGACAAAAGTAGCAGTTATTGGAAACACCGGGTGGCAGAATCGCAGAAAGATTCAACAAACCCTACAAGAATTGAAACAACGGTTTGCTGATGATTTAGTTGTCATTGGTGCTGGTGGAACAGAAGGGGCTAACAGTATGGTTAGAAAGTATGCCATTGAATTTGCAATACGCTACAAAGAATACAATCCGTCATTCTCAGGATACAATTTATACTCAGCAATGCCAGAATCATATTATGGCAAAGCATATCATTTTTCACAACTGCATCATCGAATGAAACTAATTGCAGAACAATGTGATTACATGATGATTCTAACAAATGAAGAAACATTGGATCCAGTATTAAAAACTGCATATACCAATGTGAACAAGTTGAATAAACCGGTGGTTATTTTAGGATAATCATATTTATAATAAAGTTATAAGGAATAATAAATGGAATTACCAAAGTTACAAAAGATCGACCCTACCAAGCCCGCAAAAAAGAAAATTCTGTTGTTAGCAGATGATTTTCGTCTTCCGTCTGGAATCGGCACGGTCAGCAAAGAAATTATTTTTAGCACAGTTAAAGAATTTGATTGGATTCAATTAGGTGCAGCATTGCAGCATCCAGATTCTGGCAAAGCATACGATTTATCTGATGAGATAGCTCGAGAAACAGGTGTAGAAGATGCATCAGTCAAACTAATTGCATGGAACGGATATGGCGATCGCAACATATTGTTTGCAATCTTGAATCAAGAACAGCCAGATGCAATTCTTCACTTTACCGATCCTCGTTATTGGACATGGTTGTATGCATTAGAGCATGAAATTAAAACCACATTCCAAATTCCAATTACATATTATTCTATCTGGGATGATTTACCTTATCCTATGTGGAACGCACCTTTTTACGGTAGCTGTGATATGATTATGGGAATTAGCAAGCAATCAGACAATATCCACAGAGAAGTGCTAAAACAGAACGGATTTGGTGTTGTAGATTATGATGAATCAGATTCATTGCCACAAGACTTGAAATGGAACCAAGTTCTTACTGGATTTGTTCCACACGGATTAAATCATAACATATATCAACCAATGCATCAATTGGATCCTGCTTATGTTTCAATGCATACAAAAATCAAAGAAGAAAATGCGGTTGATTTCGTAGTGTTCTGGAACAATCGCAATATCAGAAGAAAACAGCCAGGCGATGTAATCTTAGCATTCAAACACTTTGTAGATCAACTTCCTGCTAGCAAACAAAGCACTGTAGCATTGGTTATGCATACTCAAGCAGTAGATGAAAACGGAACCGATCTTCGTGCAGTAGCAAAGACGTTGGCTCCGGATTGTAAAATTATATTCTCCGAGCAAAAGATGTCAGCACAAGATCTTAATGCAATATACAACGTAGCAGATGTTGTGGTAAACATTGGATCCAATGAGGGTTGGGGACTTAGCAGTACTGAAGCAATTTTAGCAGGTACTCCTATCATTAACAATGTTACGGGTGGATTACAAGATCAATGTGGTTTTGTAGACGAAAATGATGAATGGATTCGTTTCGACGGTACATTTGCAACTAATCACACAGGTAAATATAAATTGCATGGAGTTTGGGCTAAACCAGTATTTCCAAGCAATCGAAGCCTGCAAGGATCACCAGCAACTCCGTATATCTTTGACGATCGAGCTCAATTCGAAGATGTAGCTGATGCAATCATGTATTGGTACAATACTCCAGAAACACTTCGAAACGAAATGGGATTAGCTGGAAGGCAATGGGCTCTAGCAAATGGATTAACGGCAGAACAAATGGGTGACAAAATGATCTCAATGTTTAATGATTTATTCACAATGCATCGAGAAGCCAGACCAATGTACACAGTAACCAAAGTAGAAGCTCCTAAATACGAACGAACAGGAATAGTAGCATAATGAGAAAAGTAGTTATAGCGTCGCCAGTAGCGACACAATCAGGTTATGGTCATCACGCACGCGAAATCATAACAAATATTATAGAACAACGAGGGTCGGAATGGGACGTTAAATTGGTTTCGTTGCCATGGGGACATACTCCGATGACTTATCCAATTTCAACGGATTTGCAATTAAGAATTGTTCCATTGCCATTAACAGAGCAACCAGATGTATGGATTCAAATTTCAGTTCCAAATGAGCTGCAGCCTGTTGGCAAATACAATATTGGAGTAACCGCTGGTACCGAGGGTGATATTTGCCCGGAGGCGTGGATTGATAATATCAATGCAATGCAATTGTTAATTGTTCCGTCTGAGTTTACTAAAAAGACATTCACAGATACTGCTGCAAAACATAATAAATCAATTACTACTCAGATTGAGGTAGTTCCGGAATATTTTGATGAGGCAGTGTATAACAATAAAACGATCACAGACCCAATCACCGCATTAGATTCAATTCCAGAATCATTTGCATTCCTAGCAGTTGGACATTGGTTGCAAGGTGTTATTGGGGAAGATCGTAAAAATTTAAGTGGTACAATTCATTGTTTTTTCAATACATACAAAAACACCAAGAATGCTCCTGCA